CAAGGTCAGCCCCAGTTAATTCAGCGCAAACTAAGCCGAAAAGTATCCAGAGAGCTAGAAGCAAAAACCCCGGAGCAACTATCTGTAGGCAAAGGCGTATCAAATTATTTAAAAGCTATCGGCGTGTATGGTAACTAACATCTTAACCAAGAAAGAACTGATGACGCAAATGCGTCGGTTCATTCGAGATAAAGAGCGCGGTATCTCCATGAAGCTCTTTGCTGACTTGTGTGGGGTTAACAAAGCTCACCTGCTAGACGTCTTTTGGTATCGTTCTGAGCCTCTGACCGAATATATCCAGCGCAGAGTCGATAAAGGTTACAAGGCATGGCAGCGCGGCGAGGTAGCCATCATGCAATTGCGTAACCGCAGCAAATACATTGAATACCGCAGGGAAGCTAAACCGAGAATATTACCCACTACTGGCCTACAAATGATTAATGGCAAGATAGGGATTAGATTGGGTATGAGGAATATAGACGATTATTCGCAACCACCATTATTTGAAGGGGATAACAATGGCAGTTCTACATGATTACAAATGCCCAAAACACGGCTATTTTGAGAGCAGAAAGGGGCAATGCCCCATGAAAGACTGTGCCGAGGAGGTATCAATAGTCTATTTGCAAGCTGTAGGCACCATGTCAGACGGCACAAAGAAGAACGACAAGACCATTAAGCAGTTAGCGATGGACTTTGACATGACAAACATCAAATCTACCCGTGAAGGCGAGAATCAGTCTGGATTCTTTACCAGAAAGAACAAAACGTCCAAGAAACAGCTTGAGAAGGAAGCTGAAATCGCTTCACAGCGTCCAAGAGAGCCAAGACCGGGCGATGCAGCCATTTGGGGTGGGGATAACCGTTATAGCTTGGGAAATGTCATAAAAGGCGGGGCTGTGCGGTCTGTGATGGGAGAATCGGTCGGAATGAACCCTAGAGACGCAGGAAACTTGACAGGACCCAAGGCTGCGTCGTACATTGCCGACCATGAAAACCTACAAGTGAAGTCCTAAATGCGGATACCAACCAAAGACTTAGAGCGTGAGTTCTTCTACCGCGACTTAATCGAAAAGTGCATGGTATCTTTGGCAGAGCGCAAAGGGGATTACGCCTCTCTGCGCTCTTGGTTTTTGTTCGGTGCTGGCACCAATGAAAATCCTGCCTTGTTCAATAAGATTTTCCCGCACGTAGACCAACTAACATCGTTCCTCTATTCCGCTGAGACAACCCGCTTCTCTATCAACGTGGGTGCTGCGGTTCCAGAACAAGAACACATCAAGATTCCAAGGCTGACCGCAGCTCTTAATGATGAATGGTTAAACTCCAATTGCGACCAAGTATTTTCATCTGCTCTAACGTGGTCCTTGGTATTTAACACCACCTTTATTAAACTAGTTGTCAACAACGGTATCCACCCCTACATGGTGGAGCCAAGCTCAGTGGGTGTCTTACGTGAAGACGTAACCTATACCGACAGACAAGAAGCGATAGTACAAACCTATTACATTACAAAATCCGATTTGTATAACCGATTGTATAGTCACCCTAAACGGGAAGACATCGTCAAGCGTATACAAACAGCGATGCACACCAAGACTGAAGATTTGCCGGAAGGTCTTGACCGCATCATCATGAGTCAATCTAACCCAACCATCTACGGTAACGTCAACTTAGACTTGACCGGCACGAACCGCTACAAAGCGCGTGTCGCTGAAGACACCGTGAAGATGTATGAGTTGTGGGTATGGAACGATGAGACACAAGATTACCAAGTGGTCACGATGGCTGACCCTGACATCTTTATCTATGACCGTCCGGGTGGTTCTGTATTCCTAAAAGGCGAACTGCCGTTTATTCAAATCTGTCCTAACCCACAGTTTGATTATTATTGGGGTCAGAGTGAAGTTGCTCGTTTGAACCTGCTGCAAGCTATACGAAACAACCGTATGACAGAGATTTTGGACCTGCTGTCTAAGCAAGCCTCTCCTCCAAAGGTCTTTTCTGGATTTATGGGTATCACGGATGAGAAAGCCTTTGCGTTTGACCGTCCGGGTTCGTTTGTCTCAAGCGATATGCCTAACGCGAAGGTAGATTCCATTGCACCGGAGATGCCAGCGTCACTATTTGAGGTAATCCATGAAATTGATGCAATGTTTGCAGAAGCATCTGGAATATCAAGCGTTCTGTCTGGTCGTGGTGAGCAAGGCGTACGCTCCGCTGGTCATGCTTCTCAGTTGGCCCGTCTTGGAAGTTCTCGCGCAAAGAAACGCGCTCTAATCGTAGAAGACAGCTTAGAAAAGGTAGCCACACTGTACCTAAAGCTAATGCAAGCCTACGACAACACGCATTTCAAAGACGAAGAAGGCAACAAGTTCATTGCTGAACAATTCACCAAGGATTATGTGGTGAAAGTGGACGCTCACTCTAACAGTCCAATATTTACGGAAGATATGCGTCAGTTGGCGTTCAACTTGTACAAAGCACAAGCAATCGACAAAGAATCTCTGCTTGACTTGCTTGAGCCGCCAATGAAACAATTGTTAATAGATAAATTGAAAAAGCGTGAGAAGCAACAATCTCAGCAGCCCCCTCAACAGGGTAAGCCGGAAGGTAAGCCCGATTTAAAAGCGGTAGGTGAATAATGGCAACCAGACCTGATTACACGCCGAAATCCGACCAGCCGAGAGTACAGACCGGCGAACTGAAAAGGACCGAGGCTGCGCCATCTATGCAGTATCGGGTGTCGGGCATTAAGTCTTTTAACCCCCGTCAGGCAAGAAAGACGGGCCGTATGACTGAGCGATAGGAGTACATCATGTACAAAAAAATGAAGCGTGGTCGCAAGACCCGTCGTTAATTCCCCGCAAGGGATGAGGTATGGCTGACTTCCTCTTTTAAGTTGGCCGCTGCTATTTGGAGAAATCAACATGGCACGCATGAAACGTAAAGGCCGTAAGGCACGTAAGTAATTAGTCCCTTGTGGATTAATCCCAAGGGGGAGGGGAAATACTCCCCCACTTGACATTTGCTGATAGTCTGGTCTAATCGCGTCTAGTTCGACGATAGAGGTTATTTATGAGCGTACCACCCGATAAGTTAATGGAATTGATTGGCAAGCAGCAAGGTAACCCTGCTGAAGCTGCCCCTCCTGATACCACTTCAATGTCTGACCAGACAACGGCACCCATGTCGGCACCGATGTCTACGCCAGAACCAAAGATGGGAAATCGTGAAGGCGCGATGGTAAATATTTCAATGGCAATGGATTTGATTGAACAAGCCTTGCCAAGTCTAGGTAGTGAATCTCCAGAAGGTCAAAAAGCATTGAACGCTATTCGTGCGTTGAGTGGCTTGATTGGCCCTCGCAAGCAAAAAACAAATGAACTCCAGCAATCTGAGATTATCCAGATGCTACAGAACTTGCCGCAAGCCGGTGGAGCAACACCAGAAGGCCGTGCAATGTCGCAAGCTCCTATGGTCCCGAACCTCCCGCCAATGCCCGGAGCAGCACCCTCTCCGATGAGTATGCCCGGTGCTGGTGGTGGCGGTGCTTCACCTCAACCCACTCCAATGTAAGGAATTATTATGGACCTGTTTAAACCAAGAGGTGCCAATAGCCCTCGCCGCCCTACCGACAACAACCAACAAAACGGTGTTGTAACGAACCCTCCCCGCTATGAAGAATTTGGCGGTCTTAATGCTGCTAACAAAATTGGTAGCAAAAATAAGATGGGTGTTCAAAAACCCGGTGACGGTAAAAAAGTAATCTAACGTAGTTAGGGGATAAAAATGAGTCTTGAAGATATGTCTTTTGAGCAACGCGACCAATTAGCGTTGTTAATGCGTGAACTTTCCGATAATCCTGCAACCAGAAAAGATGTTCTGCGTTTAACGAAGCAAATTAAACCAGACCTAGTCATTCCTGAACTGGATATTGAAAGCAACACTAAATCGCACATTGATAAGCTAGAACAGCGGCTTATGGAACGTGATGCGAAAGACAGAGAGCAAGATGCTGTGCGTGACCTTGAATCTCGCCGTAACAGGCTAATGAAAAAAGGTTTTGTGCAGAACGAAGACGATATTCACGAAGTGGAAAAAATTATGCTTGAAAAAGGCATAACCAACCATGAATCGGCTGCGGAATACTGGCAGTGGATGAAACAATCCGCTACACCAACGCCAACAGGTTACAACCCTTCAGCCGTCAGTAAGTTCGACCTAGGTAAATACTACAAGAACCCTGTCGGTGCAGCTAGAGACGAAGCATCAAAAGCACTCCAAGAGTTGCGTCAAAACAGACGCCCTATTGGGTTTTAATTTAGTAGGGGATAAAGTTTTTTAGGAGATAACCATGCCTATTGGTGGCGGTATCATTCCAGCAACAGGTAGTACGCAATATACCGAGTTGACTTACGTCACACGGCGTGCGTTCATTCCGAAGCTGGTAGTTCAATTATATAACTCGACTCCGCTAATGGCGGCTCTGATTGCTAACTCGCAACAGGCTTCCGGTGGTGTTTCTTCCGTAACCGTTCCCGTTCAAGGCGCACAGTTTGTGAACGCACAATGGTCTGATTACTCTGGTTCGTTTAACCAGCCATCAGTCCAGCAAGGTGCTTTCAACGCTGAATTCGACTTGAAGCTGATGATTGCTCCAGTACCGTTTCTCGGTATGGAAGGTGCAGTTCAGCAAGACGCTGCAATCATTCCATTGATTGAAGCTCGTATGAACGACGCGACTAACGTGATGATGGATGCAATGGCAACCGCCTTGTACACCAACAGCACCAACACGCAACAGTTCACTGGCTTGCCAGCGGCTGTTTCGGCTTCTGGCACCTACGGCAATATCAGCCGTTCCGCCTATAGCTGGTGGCAGTCAAAGTCGTACTCAGCAGGTAATGTAAACCCAACTCGTCAAAACATCCTGCAATACATTTCTGGTACTGTTAAAAACGGTGCTGAAGTGCCTTCATTCGGTGTTTGCGGTTTTGGTACATGGACCCTGTTGGCGCAAGACTTTGTAGGTCAAGAGCAATACGTTATCACTCCGGGTTCCGGTTTTGATAGCGATTCCAATGGCCCTCAAGCTGCTTTCCGTGCTTTGATGGTTGCTGGTGTACCTATTTATCCTGACCCCTACTGTCCAGAAGGTACGGTTTACTTCCTGAACACCAACTACCTGTCGCTTTATATCCATGAGCAAGGTTCGT